TACTTTGTCTGCGTATCTATCTTTATATAGACCGTTTAGCGTTGCGACTTCATTTGCCATTTTAATTTCCTTTGCCGTACTTCTTTCGGGCAGTTAGTTATTGTTCTAAACGACCTCTTCTTCTTTACTTAATAAGTTTAAGTTGGTATTCCCGAGAAAATCCACGAATCCGAGGGTATCGTAGTTTTGACAAGAAATCTCATATAACCGCATAAAATCAGCAGAAAATGGTCTTCATAACATAGTTGTTAATATAAAGCAACCGAAATAATAAAAAAATAAATAAAAATACTATTTTCCTATAATTCCGGCAACTTAGATTATGCCATTAAATCAGATAATTTAATCTTCTTACGTTCTTTCTTTACTTCTTCGCTTTGAGCTACATCTTTCTTAATGTTCCCAACGGTCTTAAGTTTATCTTGAGCTTGAGCTAATTCCATTCTCTCATCTCTAAGTTTCGACAATAAATCAGATCCCATATACTCTTTTAAAGCTGCCGTAGATTTGAATCTTCCTGCTGACTTTTGAAATTGCTGACGTAATTGATCCTTAACTGTTGGCAGCACATCCTTAGCTGTCATATCAAAGTGACCGTTCTTCATAGCCCAATGTAGTTCTCTAGCTACTAGTCTAACTGTCTCACGATCTGCTACAAGCTCTGAATCACCATCAAGTGCGCTCATAATGTCTGTTTCTATTTCTGACGCAACTGCAGCATCTTCTTTAGCTCTTGCATCATCTTCTTTTTCTTGTTTAAGACGATCTCTTTCTGCTCTTAATTCTTGAAGCTCCGTTTGTGCTTCTTGTTGAGCTTTTTCTTCAGGACTTTGTTGACTTTCTTCATGACGTCTATTAATATAGTCTGCCGACAATTTAAGTGGATCAAAATCTCCGTCAAGCTCTTTTAGTACTGCAAATGGATCTTTAACTAATCTTTGAAGTTCTGCGTTATATGCATTCTTAAGCTCTTGAAGCTCTTGCATTGACTTTTGACCTTTTGCCGCTAATTGGAATTGCTTTGTAAGCTCATCCTCATCGTTCATGTCAATTTCTTTAATAAACTCTCTACCATCAACTTTAAGTACGAATTGGCGAACCATATTCTGCACTTCTTCTTCTGATGCTCCGTCTTCAATTGCGTCTGCAATCTCTGTTTCTAATTCTGACTCTGTTGTTGCTTGAACTTCTTCACCTTCAACACTTCCAGTAATCGGGGCACTTTCTTCTGATGACCCTTCAACTACTTCTTCTGTAATCGGTGCTTCAACTTCTGATGATACTTCTTCTGCTACAGCCTCTGGTGCTGATACTTCTTCACTCATATATTCTCCTCGCTAGTCCGTAGATATAGCTAGTTACTCCGCCATTATGGTAGGAGTTATATCGTAAATGTTATAATTCGTCTTCTTCTTTTACTTTCTTTCTTTCTGAAGCTTCGTGTTCTTTTTGGGAATATCCCTTGGAACATAATCCATACGTCCTATCTCTAACTTCTTTTTTAAATGTTACGCCGAATCTTTCAAGCTCATTTCTTGCCGCACCTTTCAGTACGTTCAAGTTAGTGTATATGTTAGATTTATAAACGTACTTTTTAGTTCTCTCGTTTCGTATAAAGTATTGAAGCTCTTTATCAGTATCTAGTTTTAAGACGATGCGATATTTTGCTCCCGTCTTTTTTGATGTGTAAGCTCGTAAGGAAACTTTGTGTCCTGCTTTATACTTATGTTCAGCGTACCTTATGCGATTACCGGTTGACATTAAAGATCGCCCTTGTTATCTTCAATAAGATAACCATGATATTTACATTTTCCATTAATAGTATTTGTTATCTTATATATTATCATAAGTCAGATGCCTTTGTAGGCATAGGAGGTAAGATACCTTCTGCTACTCCTGCCGGTTCAGCCGGTTGTGGCAATCCTTCAGGTGTGTTTTGTTGAGGTTGCATCATATCTGCATTACCTTGTTCCATAGGAACTGGTGTGTTCGGGTCAGCAGCAGGAGGCTGTGGAGCGTTAGGGTCCATTGGTGCCGGTGCCGGAGGTAAAGGCTGTAGTCCAATTGCTTGTAAGTAAACTGGATCTGTTGTTCTCCAAAGATTTGCATGTTCCTGAACGTGATCTAAAACTGCTTTTACAAGCTGCGGATCTTTCTTAAGCTCTGGGTCGTTTAAAACTTCCATATGCTCTTTTATATGCATGTCATGACGTTCTGCCCAAATTGCTTGTTGAGGTTCGCCGTTAATCAATGCTTCGTTTTCTGCTTTAATTAAAGTTAAGTTATCGATTTTTCCGTCAGTTAAGTAATCTAAGTTTCCAGTATTAAGAACCATTAGATACTTATCGATGTTGTCGATTAATCCCATTTGAAGTAAGTTTTCTGCAACTTGCGCTCTACCTGCAGTTGTCTGCATAAGTGCGTTTCCTGCGTCAACAATAACTCTGTTGATAGATTTAATATCGTCAGATTTAAACTCTTTCATTTCAGTAGTATTATTAAGTCCGGCAATTGCGGCAACTCTTCCACTATGGGCAAAGTCTTTTAGTAAGTTTATCGTACCAGTTCCAACATCTTCTAGTAACCTGATATAAGATTGTTGTAATCCTGAAACAAACTGTAGTGCTTGAGATTGAACTAGTGCTAGTGCATTTCCTGAACGTAACGATTGTTCTGGATTACCTCTGGCAACCGAATTTACTCCTGATAATGTTTCCATGTTTTTTTCTAGTAATTGCATCATTTGATATACTTCAGGAGATGTTGCCGTTAATTGCATAGCTTCTGGTTTACCAAATTCTGCGTTATAAGATATGAATTGCATACCGTCGCCAACTTGTTCCGGCTCAACATCACATCCACGAGGGGATAATATCGATTGAACTCCAAATGCGTTGATATTAGTTGCGGCAGTTGAGTACATGCTATTAAGCATCTCTTGAAGCGGCAATAGATCGAACATATCAGAGTATCCATAAGGAGTTCCCATGATGCTTGAAGGAGTTATGCGGTAAATTGGTAATTCACGGTACGGTAGATCTGTATCTTCAAGGATGATTTCCTCGTTAACGTACATTAAATATCTACCTTCTGGCATAGACTCGGTACGTTTATGAAACATCTCTTTAACAAAGATGTCGTCAGTTTGGTTAAGCTTCGAGTAAGGACTTGATCCTTTACCTTTTTGCTGCTTATCAACAGTATCCATAGCTTTGATCTTTTTACCAAGCTCAGGGTACTTTGCCGCTAAGTCAAACTTATTGATAGGAGTTCTACAAACTACCCAATCGTTTTTATCGTAATATTCTTTTGTTGAATCGAAAATAACGTCATATGGCGAAACAAGTGAGAAGTTTACATCTCCCTCATATATTGGCAACGCTTCTAAAACATTACCCTCTTCGTCAATAGGAAGTCCGTCTTCGTCTTGTCCAACTATAGCCTCTGGATCAGGTTCTACGTAGTCAGTGATTTTTCCTCTCGTACTATTCCACTCCAACTTAACGTACCCTGATCCCAAGACAATTGCGTATTGTACAGCATCTTTAAGAATTTCTTCGAGTCTCATTTCTCGCATGTAATAGTCGAGAAGTCCGTTTCCTAGTTTTGCTTGTATTAATGATTTTCTATCTGTGTTTATAGCTCGACATTGAAATGCCGGTCTAGTTCCTGTTACCATAACGTGAATATGTCTGGCAAGGTTTCTATAATGATTTACTGCTAAATTAACAAGTTCGCCGTTTTCTCCGCCAAAACTGATCCCATGAGCATTATTTCCACTAGATCCATAATAGTCACCGTAGTAAGCCTTATATGATCTTTCGATCTTATTAAGATAACTTGAGTCGTTGATTCCGGAGAACCAATCCTTAGCTTTCTCTTCTAGTACTTTTACTGTTATATCAGCTTCTTCTGCTGCAAAGTATCGATTACGTTCCATTTAATATCCTTATAGGTTTATCTTCTATAATATAGTTGTTAAAATGTATTAACGATTTTCCTATTTATTTTTAATATTTAGCACTTTCCTCATAAAATCAGCAGCTTTGGAGGGATTTTCAGCCTTCCACTTGCGTCCTTTGTGTGAATCTTGCTCATTCCAAGTTGACGCATAGTTCGACGGAAAGGGATTTCTATATGCCTGAATGTTACGAACCATGTATATAAGAGCGTCTAATGCATCTGCATGGGACTTTAATAGTCCGGCGGCATCGTTACCCTTAATATGCTTGAAACCTCCTGTAGAGGTCCCTGCTCTCGTATAATGCCATTGTCCATGTTTTACGTGATATAATAGGTTTTTGCATCTAGGATGGATGATAATCTTCTCTTGTTCCATCCACCGTCTAACATTATCTACTGCCTGTTCCTTCTTATGTTTCTGAGTAGGATTAAACCGTAGTCCGTATGTTGTCGATATTTCGTTAATAAGCATCAAGTTGTTATTATCCATAACTCTTAGATGTGTATCCTGTTGTCCCATAGTAGTAACGTATCGTAACTCTTCTATTCTCTTGACGTTACGAGCGATTACATCTGTTTTAGTATCAGGACCATTAAGTATATATTCATCTAGTATTACTAGTCTAGATTCTTTGAAGTCATAGTAGCCAAATAGTGCGACAGTTAAATCTACGAAACCTAAATCCATTGAAGTATAGAAATCACAATGTGATGGCATATCAACTTCTTTTACGATGCGATCTTCTACGTCTACAAATTCCGGAATAACACTAGCTTCTGTTACGTTTGGAACTTCACATAAATACTCACATCTAAACTTGACGTTCTTTTCGCCACCGGGATATCTTGCAAGTATCTTAGCTTTCTGCTTATCATCAACCATAGGCGAATCTAAGTAAGTGAATTTAAGAAGTTTTCCTGCTGCATCTAGTGGATATAGGAAGTGTTCGTGAAAATCGTGATTAGCATCTTTATCGTTTGGAGTAGTCGCTAAGAAGATCTTACCGTCAGTAGTATCTGTAGTTGGGGCTAGAACGGAGAATATGACCGTTTCTAGCTCATCCATGAATGCTGCTTCATCTGCAATACAAAGATCGGCAGAACCCCCTCTAAGGTTATCGTACGATCCGCCGTCAGTTCCTGCTACTTGAATTTCCGATCCGTTAGGAAACAACCATACTTTGTCTTGTGTTTTCCACTCAGGTTTTAACTCTTCAGGGCAGTCTGCTATGATCTCTTTAACTCGTTTCTTTATAATCCCTACAACCATTTTTTGAGTAGGACATGCATATTTAACTACTGCGCCGGGTTTCTGTATACAAAGTTCTATAGCCATTAAACATAGCGTATATGAT